ACCTCAACGCCCTTCGCCAGCAAAATCCGAAACGCCGTCAATTCTTCAGCCATAATCAGGCTGACCAATCCCCGATTCAGGCTGTCTTGCAGAGGGATTACATTCAGCAACTCGCTCTTAGGCCGCTTCCTATCCCCTGCCTTATTCAAAAATGCAATCACCGGCACGCCCAACATCACATCTTCGCGCAGGGTGCTTTTCGCCTCAGTCCGCGCGACCAGCTTGCCCGTCGTATCATCGCCATCCATCTGATAATATTCCACCGAATCCACATAGTAGATATTGACCAGCTTGGCATCCCCACGCCTAAAAATTTTCACCGCCGCGACGAGATTTTGCCGTCTGCCATCCCAAACAACCAGCATCCCGCAGTCCCCATCAAACGCGGCTTCATGCGCCCAAACCACCTGCGCTTTCTCTTCATCCCACGCCGCCATGACGTAGCTAGAACCATCCCGCAGCGTAGCAATATGCACATCACTTTGCAGCGCATCAAAGCGATTATCCCGCATAATCCCATCTAGCCAGAGCTGCGCCACGTCTCCAGCATCCTGCGCCCCAAAATGCGTTTGCAGAGCATCGGCGATAGCACCAACATCCTGCGCTAGCCCAAGCCCCTTCAGATAATCCCGCAGCGCAGCGCCCGTAGTTTTTGATTTGACACCAATCGCGGAGACCTCCAGCCTATCCGACATCGTATGCACGACAATGTCCGAATAGTTGGCGTTGTATCTATCCAAGCGGTCATCCGTAATTTGCATCATTTTCTTCATTTCGTTGGTCAGCTTTAGGCGATGCTCCCCGTCATAATACTGGCGATAGAGCAACACCAATTGCCCCTGAAACGCCGCCAGCTCGTGCCACTTCTCGCCGACAAAACCCTTCGCCATCATCTTCTCGCCAATTGCCTTAAGCATATTTCTTGACCTCCGTTGTCACGTTAAACCCATCGTCCCCTCCAACTAGCTGAATCGCCAGATAGCGCAGGGTATCAACCCGATGGAACTTTTCTTTGTTCTTAATCTTAGTGGTTGCCAGCCCCATATCGTCCAGTTCCCGCGCATATTCTAAAATCTCGCGGATGAGTTCAATCACACCATCATCATCATCAAAGAAATAAATCAAATGCCCCTTCAAAAGTGTCACGATGCGGTCAATCCCCTCTTCCACATCGTTTATATCCGGAGCGCGAACACCCTTCGCCCCAGCCGCCTCGTAATCCTCCCGCCAGTATTTCTCGCTGACGGCCCCAATCGCCCTCATTACCACACGCTCACTATTCAGCCGTTCCAGCGCCAAATCATCCTGAGCATGTTCCTTCGCAGGCTTGCGCTCCGCCATAGTCGAGCGATACACGTAATGCACTCTCTCAATCGGGTCAAATGCCGCCCAGAGTTTTGATGTATTGATAATGCCGGGGTCAACCGCCTGTTTTCTGACCCAATGCGAAGGAATCGGGAAGCTCTTAACCTTATGCCCACCCTCATTCCGCGATTTATCAATGAATGATTTGAAGATAGCCGCCGCAGGCCGCCCGAATTTCCCCATGTAATCAAGCTCGAACTGATGGTCTTGCATGGAATTCTTCAGGCTCTCAAATTCCTCCTGCGAAAATCGTTTGTTGAGGATAGAAGCGAAGCTGATAACATCTATCTCTTTATCGCCAGCCTCCCACCGGTCGAATATGAGCTGCTTCAGCCAGCCCAAATCGTAAGGAGTAGTTGTCCCCAGCGCAGGCCCAGAATGCAGTGACAAGCGCCCACGAATATCCTTCCACACGCTCGGCGCATACAAGCCCGGCTCATCCAGCCATGCCGCCTTAGCCGTCGCCGATTGCAAGCCCTCCTCGCTCGCTGCCGTGCGGAGAATGATTCTCGCCCACATCTTCTCATGCTCATGCCCATACTGCGCCCCGAACTCCCCCGTAACTGGATTTTTTATCTCGATAATCCGATTCCCAGCCCAGTAGCGCCCGATACCCAGCGTACTCACGAATAGCTTCTTCAACTCAGGCAGCATCTTGAGATTAAACAGTTCAAAGCTCGCCGAAACCGCCAGATAATCCCCCGCCCCCAACTCCATGATTTTCCGCAGCAACCACACGGGGCCAAAAATCGTTTTACCCGACTGCTTCCCCGCAATCATGAAAACGAAGCGTTTTACACTCTCCCAAGTGTCACGCTGCCCCTCATGCAAATAGAGGTGGATAGTCCTGCCATCCACCTCATAAAACGGCGTATCTTTGCCCTGCTCGCCAATCTCGAATGTATAGCGTTTAGCTTCAGGCCAAACCTCCGAATGCAAGTCAGGGGCATCCGACCCCGTCCCCGCACGGAATAATTCCCCAGCTATACCCGCCGCATCCACATCGCAGAACCTTTCTTATCGGGTCTTATTCTTTTCTGACATCATCTTCCCTGAATAATTTCCGCAACTCATCCCGCGCCAGAAACAACCCCGTCACCAGCGAAGCAACAAGATACCACTCACCCTCCGAAACCAAGCGAGCCAGCGCCACAACGAATAACACAAGTAGCATTAGCAACAGCAATCTACTCATGCTTGACCTCAACGCCATCGCCAATATACTCACGCCCAATAAAAAAGAACCGATGCAGCGCGACGGGGAACCAAACATGGAGAGGCGAAGATATTTCACGTGCTGATTTATAGGCACTTTCCCAGTAAAACAACCACCAACCGGGATGCCAGCGATTAATGCAGATAACGATGATTACCTGATTAACAGGTTCAGATTTATCTTGACTAACAACCTTCATCCAGCTAGGAAGCTTGCCCATTGCCCAACAATCCCTTCTGCTCAGCCGCGAGCCGAATCATCTGCGCCAACTGTGTCCCCACAGCCGCCCAGTCGAAGCCAATCACATGCGCCAACTGAATCACATCCGGAGGAAGCTCAAACAAACTCTTGCCATCCGGCCCACTCACCTCCGAACGCTCGATAAAACCCTCATCCTTGCCAATCGTCTTCAGCACGAACATATAGGCCGCCTGATGCCCTCGGCTCTCCGCATTATTCACATCAGCCACCAACGCATTGCTGGCAATCTGAATCAGAGCAGCCCGTTCCGCTTCCAGAGACTCCTTCAATTGGGGCCAGCGTTTCAGGTAGTTATCAACCGTCTGCCGACTGCACCCCAGTGCCGAAGCAACTGAAGCTTTTATACCCCGCGATTTATTGATAGCCGCCAGCACAGCCTCTATTGTGTGCGCCGTCCGCGAATCATCAGAAGCAGCGACAATAGATTTCTCGCCGCCATTCTTCTTGTCGAACGCCGCCTGAAGCTCAGGATACTTCCGCAAATAGCTGTAAACCGTTGCCCGCTGGCAGCCCAAAGCATAAGCTATCGCGGTAATAGTCCCATGCTCCTCAATCGCTTTTCTAATACTTGCTAAATCGTATTCTCGCTTACCTGCCATACCCACCCGCAAAACATGCCGAATCCGCGTTTGGAGAAGCCCTCTTTTTCACAAAAGAAAATCCCACTATGCGAAATTGCACACCTGTTTATACATTTGTGCAATCATCCTACACACTGTCTAAACACTGTATCGCACAGCGACCTGCGTCACTTGCGCGGTCAAGAGAGAGGCGTGCTGCCACTTCGCGCCGCAGAGAATCAAAAAGCCCCCGGCTTCCACTCAGCAAGGGGCTTTTTGATAGTGCAGAAAAAACGATGCGGGAAAGTGTGGGGTAGTATTCCCGGTAGGGCTAACTTATCCTAGCTGCCAGCAGTCACGCTATCGCACGCTCACTGCCATAAGGCCACAACCCATATTTTTGATACGCCAGCATCTCAATCTTGCTAGGCATCCGATACCCGCCGCCAGCCACACGAATCACCCGTCCAACTTCAGCGAGCCACTCCAGCACCAGCGCCGCCAATCCCGCCTCCAAGTTCAACCGTGCCGCAACATCTTCTGCACTGGCACGCCCCATGAACATTAGCCCATCCAAAACCCTGCGCCATCCTGACATTTCATCTTCAGTCGCGCAGCGATACCCCCGCCGCGTCCCCTGCCCGCCAACTCTCACCAATTTCCCCTCTTCCCACATCTGCCCCATATCGCGCCGAATACTGCCTTCAGCGCGGTCAAAAGGTAAACGTGGTTGCACGTGCTTCGGCAAAACCCCCCGCCGCAAATTGCGCTGAAGCGTTTTTACCACGCGCTCAATCTCTTCGTATATCCCATCCATGTAATAAGTAATCATTGCGCCCTTAAGCCTCTCTCATCGTCACATTAATTATAGCACAGTGAGAACAAGCTTTCGTAATAAAACAAAAACCCCACCAGCAGAGTTCGCCACAGGTGGGGTGTAATCCCAAATTACCTACTTGTCTAATTGTTGATTTATCAACCTTGCCATCCGCCTAATTGCCGCACGAGCTTTTTCAGGTGTTTTAATTTCAGCATCTGCAAGCGTTTGCATTTCCGCATCATCAACCGAGAGCATATGAGCTTCAAGAAGTTCGACGTGGTATCCCATATAAGCCGATTCGTGAGCCTTGAAATAGGATGCGATGATGATGTCCATTTTGTGTTGATAATACGTAAGCCTCCTTGATTGTTTTTCATCTCCTTGCTGTAGTTTTATCTCATCAATTTTGACTTTAGAGACAAAAAAGTTACTAAAAACTATAGCCAAAAGGCTGAGGACAGATACAATCGCGCTAAGTAGTTCAACAGACATTTATTCCCCTTGAGTTGCTAATTTAACTACAAGATAATGTGGAACCCTCAACACAATCTAACACAATTCAATCCCGGACACATCCCGCATAATTGGGGGTTTGTTCACTGTAGGTAAACTATTTTAGGCCACTCGCCACACTATATTCCTCGGCAATTTCTGCCCAGTCTATCACATCCGTCGAAGCATCGAAGTCCTTCACGGCCTGCTCGGAGAGTGTCATCGTTAGCCCCGTCAGCCCGTTCTCCATCTTGGCTGCCATCCGCAACCGATGCCCACCCGTTCCAATGGCCTGTACCGCAGCCACAATTTCATTCATATTCTGTTCAGCGAGCCAAAGTTCATTGTCATCCAGCTTGAAGATAATCAGCACGGTCTTGCTTTGGTCAATCGCGTTCGCGCTGAGAATCGTCACATCTTCTAATTCCGCCAGCGCAGCAGAAAGCCTTGCTTGATAAACACTTGCCATATTTGCCTCCGGTTACTGTAGGTGAACATTTTGTTTACTGGTGATACAACCCGATAAATTCCCTTACAAGCTGTTATTCATCATAAGCTTCTAATC